GTCAGAGGTGTTTTTCATCATGTAGAAACTATAGCACATTATCTACAGTAAGTAAACACTAAAAATAGCCTTCAGCTTATGTGGTTACCAATGAACCACTTATATCTTTTTTAATCCTGAGTGATTGCAGTGTCCTGTGGGTTAATACCAGAACTTTCTGCATGCCAAGTTGTTGGAGCCATTACCTTATATTTGGTTTCGGCTGCCTTCACAAACGAAAAGTCTTTCCAAACAATTCTGTTATTGGGTTGTGCAGCTATTTGGCCAGACCCATCTTTAAGCAATAGAACATGATAGCATTTATGCTCAGGAGGGTATTGGCTGAAACCATTGTCGGTATGATCCAATGTAAACCAATACTGCCCTGGGACAATATTACCTTTTCTTTGCCGATATGTGCAAGTCATCTCACGGAGATATTCATATTGCACTGTGGAGAAATCCCATCCATGGTTATCCCACATCTGTATTTCATTCAGCTCGTGAACTATTTTACTCTTGGGCAGTTCCCATCTCAGCATATGAATCGGTATGCGTGCCCACTGTGATCCACTTTCACACATGATGCTAAAGTGTAAGCATCGGCTAGGTATTGATGTCGCACCGAATATGACACATGGTTCATACTGACCTTTGTATGCAGGATCCATTCCATGCAGAATTTGTTTATCTACAAATCCGTATAGATGCTGAGGAACTGAAGCATTTAAACAGTGATGCATGAGTTTTACCAATCGAAAACAACAGGTTTGCCTTTATAGTATCCCGTGTTGCCCTTGTGAAGGTCACCATATTTAAAGTATTCATCTCCTACCTTGGCCTTTATTTCATTAAATGCCTTACCAGATTCTGCTCTTTCTACCTTTGGCTGAACGAGCCATTCCTCACCAGAGGCATCTTTTACCTTCTCTGTGGGAACTAAAAATGAGTAAAGGGGATTCCCTGGTTTGACGTCCCAAAGGAGATTCCCCTGCTTTACAATCATGCCCCATTTGGAGTTCAGATACACTCCTGCCCTTGGAACAATCAATCTAAAACCGAACTCTTTCAAAAGGGCATCCATCTTTTTGGTCGGAGTCTCCTCCATCCAATCAAGAAAGGAAAGGTTTTCCTCATATGCCGATTCTGTGAGTTCGATTCTAAACTGCCGAAATGACTTCATTTCTTATTTATTCGGCTATCTGCGAGTCTTTCATCTTCAAAGAACTTTCTGTATTGTTTCCAATCATGAAAGTTACCATACATCTCATATGTATCGGTGACCATTGCAACGTGTTCGGCAGGACTCAGATGCCTCGGAACCGAACCAAATAACTTATCACACGTGGCAATATCCTTTTCATAATCATCCTTACCTTCATAGTTGAAATATGAAATACGAGCACATCGAGCCACAGCAATCTTGATCTTAGTTTCTTCAATGGAAGCTCCATATACCTTAAGTCGTTCCTCATCTACTCTATCACCAAAGGGAATATGCCACTGGCCCTTTTTCTTCAGTGTTGGAACCGACTTGTTGTATTCCTCAAGCATCTTGAACGCCAGATCCTGAAACTCTGGTTGAGCATCTGGATGTGCACGAAGAGCAAAGAAGTTTCCAAACTCTGTTCCAGTTAGAATCACACGAATGTTAAACCATGGCTCCAGTAGTCGATTTGAAATCTGTTTATGGAGACCAAGACTTTGAAGATCATACACGTGTTTAATGGCCGAATCACGAGCATCAAGCCATGTTTGTATAGCCGCTTCTTTAGTGACAGGTGTGAGTTCTTCCTTGGCTTGCATACCAGACTGATTCTTGCCCCACCATGTTGGCATGGCAGGGTTATCAAGAACGTGCTGGATCATCTTCTCAATAGGAATGGCACGAGATGAGGCGGCATTCTTGGAGAATACTCGATGCGTCAGAACCTCGGCATGAATAAAACGAGGGTACTCAAGGACAAAGGTAGTTAACCGATATCCCTTGGGGGTGATTGAATCCGCAATGATTTCAGCTTTTATCGACATTGGAATCAAGAAGATTCTTCAGATACTGAACACCATCGGATTCATTGTATTCACCGTCTGGATACTTCTCTGCTAATTCTGATACCAATCTGTATGCACGAAGTTCACTACGAACCGTAACATAGTCATCTAAGAGTTTATCATATAACCCTTGGAGATGTTTAAGATCATCAGCTTCATTATTACCTTTGTCATCAACATCGGAAAGCAAATCATTGTTCTCTTCCTCCAGGTCATCGGCAATAATAGAAAGTTCTCGGATAGTTTCATCTTTACGACAAATAGACAACTCGAGGTTTTCAATATGTGTAAGTGCTCCAAGAAGGATTACTTCTGGAGATTCATCTTGTAGTGTAATACCACATTTAGTAGGAATATAGGATCCTAGTGTACGAAGCTGTTCTTGATTTACTGTAATGTTCATGTTGTTTTAAAGCCTGAAAACTTCGCTGCCGAAGAAGGTCCGCCAATCCGACGAGATTCGGATTGTGGGGCAGGAGAAGAATCAGACGAAAGTGTTTGAGCCGAATCATCTACATCATATAGTCTCATCTTGGAACGGTCAACACCAATGATGAATCGCTTGTCCTTTGTGGCATCGTTATACCGATTCTTTAACTGTTTCACCATTAGCTGATTTGCCTTTTCAAGATTCTCTGTTGAAATCAATGCAATCATTAGGTCGGCTGTTGCAGGGAGACCAAACGACTCGGATGTATTTGTCAGATCAACATCTGTGTTTCCAAAGCCCTCGCGGTTTACCTGAGTTGCAGACCAGATAGGAACATTGAACTCTACGGCCAGACCACGAATCTCTTCGGCAATTGCCTTGATCAAAGAATATGAATTGATGGAACCACCAAGACCCTTCATGCGATATGAAGAACAAATATTGAGATAGTCGATAAAGATCATATCGGGTACAAAGTTCTTTTTGAGTTTGAGTTCATTCAGAAGTGCACGAAAGTGGCCAACGTGAGCTGTTGCGGTAGGATATTCTTTGATGATAAGTTTTCCACGAGTCTTGTCGGAGATTTTGCGAACCTTACTTGTGAATGCATCTTTACTGAGAGTATTTAACTGACCAATGTTCACATCAAACAGATTGGCATCAATACGTTCGGCAATGCGCTCCTCGGACATTTCAAGTGTAATGTATAGAACGTTACGACCCTGTGAAAGAGCAGCAGCGGCAAGATGACACATGGCCAAACTTTTACCGACACCTGTGCCCGCCAAGATGATATTCAGAGTCTTGCGTGTCACGCCACCATTGGTAATATCATTAAACTTCTGAAGGTCAAATTCAATTCGGTCTTCCTTGACATGATAGAAATCATATCGCTGTTCGGCATTACCAATATAGTCATGCCCAATGTTTGTATCAAAGGAAACCGATAGAGCCTTGGAAAGAAGTTCGGGTATTGCACCCTCGGTCAGTTCCTTCTTCTTGCCATCAATAATGGAAATAGATTCCATAATGGCCAGATAGACCGCACGGTCTTTGCACCACTTCTCGGTTTTATCCAGAAGCCAATTCTCTTCAACGGGAGTCTCCTGCTCTTCAATGGCCCGAATCAGTTCCGATGTTTCTTGCCTATCGGTCCTAGAAGCATAATCAGAGTTGCCAAATTCAATTGAAAGAGCAGTCTGATTTGGAAGCTTGTTGTACTTTACAAGAAAGTCGAGCAGAAGTTCATAGACATTTCTATGTGAACCTTCAAAATACTCAGACTTTAAATGAGGTATTACCTTACGGCAATATGCCTCTTTTTGTATTAGGCTTTTGATTACGAGTGTTTGAAAGTCCGGAAGTGTTTTTGTCATTTGATCCTATAATCTTATCAGATTTTTCCAAAAGGTAAACCACTAAGTCTCCTATTTGTTGTTGCAGTTTGGAATCCTTTTCCAAGTGTTTATGTTCGGAAACTACTTCATAATCAAAATGAAGTAAGCATTTATCATTCTTTTCATCCTCTTCAAGCCTAATTTTCTCAATAAAGAAATGAACCCCTGCAAAGGGTCCTTCCGTAAAAGAAAGGACCGTCTTTGTAGGGTGTTTTGTATCAGGGATGATGACGTAACTTGACTCAGACATCTTCATCGGCTTCAGCTGCAGAAGTGACTCGATCAATCATGGCCTTGGATGAAACACTAAACCGATTCTCAATGGCCTTGGCCAAGTCGGTTTTACTAAAGAGCTCTTTCCAGAACTCTTCATTCTCGGTTTCATCTGCTCGGTATTTCTTTGTGGTCAGTTCCTTCTTGGTGGCTGGATCAACTGGAACATACCAACCCATAGAAGGTTTGGTGACATATCCAAGTTCCAAAGCAACATCGAGGAGACCACCCCATTTGGAAATACCACCTTCCCAGGTAACACAAACGGGAATCCGGCTCTTCTCTTTGACAAAGCGGCTCTTCTCCACATTGATGATGAAGTTATAACCCATCACCTCTGTGCCTTCCTTCTCCTGCTGGCGACCAATAATCCAGATATTATCTGAGGAATAGTAAATGCCAGTGCCACCAGAAACAATTGCCTTTGGATAAAGACCCTGCTCCATGTAAATGTGATTGATTGCAATCAGAGGAATATCCTTCATGGAAAGATATGGAGTGGTCATACGGAAAAGACCCTTCAGAGCCTTTGCACGTGACATATCTGCAACCGACTTTTCATTGATTGCATCTTCAAGTTCCTTCTTGGAAGCAACATTACCCACCGAGTCAATGATGATAATGAGCTTCTCACCACGTGTGAGACCTTCGAGCTGACCAATGAGGTCAAACTTCAGGTCCTCAATGTTCTTGATTGGAGTATGAAATACACGACGTGTATCAATTCCAAAACTCTCAAAGTAACTCTGTGGAGAACCAAACTCAGAGTCATAGAACAGGAGAGCGGCATCCTTATGCTTCTTGAGAAACGAAGAAGCCATTAGGAGAGCAAAGGAAGTCTTGAAGTGCTTTGAAGGCCCTGCAAGAACAGTAAGGCCCGATGAAAGGCCACCATCAACTCTGCCCGACAGGGCAACATTGATCATTGCAACTGGAGTCGAGGTGAGGTCCTTTGCTGCAAAGAACTTGCTATCGGAAAGAATGTCCGATGAATCTATCTTGCTGTTTTTTCTGAGTTTTTCGAGTAGTGACATATGATTATGTATAAGGTTTAGCAGCCTCGGCGAGACAGAGGCATGCCCTTGGCATCATAAGTGGCAATGTAATTCTTGCCCTTAATTGTAATTGAGGAAGAGGTCCATCCGGCTACGGTGGCATCTTCATTGACAGGCTTGACAAACATCGGAGAGCCCTTCTCGTCATATACATAAGCTGTATTGCCGCGAGTGACAACTGAACCGATTGTGCGTGTGGTGTGCATATTATTAGGCATAGATTAAAGTAGAAGGTAAAACTGATTATGGAACTGAAACAGAAATGACCGAGCTGAAACGAAAGGAACGCCAACCCTGATTTTCCATGTCGTATACCTTAATCACTTCGGATTCTTTCTTGGTATCGGCAATTGTCTTTGAACGTTCCTCTGTGCTCTTGAAGGGGATATTACCCTCAAAGAGAGTCGCTTTGATATTCCGAACATCTCCATTCAGCTTATTAAATTGAACGTTAATGCCGGTATCCACAGTTTGTAGATAATTGATGAGTGTTTCTTTATTCGGTATCATTGGAAATATTGTTCTTGAAGGCTGCAATGTAAGACAACTCGTCCTTGACATCATGCTGAGTAGGAGAGAATAGACCGTGTTCGAGAACAGACTTCTCAGCCTTTCGAGCTTTGAGTGAGGCCTTGAGTTGCTTGATGAATTTCTTTTTGTTTACTTTAATCATATTTTGAATTATCGGCGAACACCGTTTTCGGTATAAAAAACATTAAAGGTCTTGGAAGCTGCGGTGATATTCATGGCCTTGATTATGACCTCGACTCCGCGGTCCACAATAACATTGTTGTTAATGTAGGCCTTGAACCTATACATACCACCGCGGTCCATACCACCACTAGTTTTTTTAATTTGAATCATGTTTGGCGAGGTCATTAAATTGCTTCACCTGAGCGACGAGGATCGCGTGTTTTTTGGTGCCCACCGTAACGGTGTGGCCGAGGATTTTTACGGTTTGTTTAGAGGTCATGGAGATGTTATTTGGTTTTGGCGGTCTTGCGCGCGGCACGGCGTAAAAGGCGGCGAGTTTCGGCGAGGTCGCGCATGGCCGCTCGCACCGCCGCATAGGTGATCGCGATCGCGTCGGCGCGAGCAATTTCGGAGAGTGCGGATTCACTAGCAGCGCGGGCGGCGGCGATAGCTTCACCGGCGGAGGCTTCCGCGTTAAGAGCGTCGGCGAGGGCTTTTTGAAGATCGGTTTGTTTAGAGGTCATGGAGATGTTATTCACTATGAAGAAACTATAGTTCATTATCTGCCAAAAGTAAACACTAAAAATAGCCAACTACCTAAGTGGTTCATACAGAACCAAATGAAACTATTATCGTAATGAAAACTCTATCGCTCGAGCCGCTTCCACACCAAAGGGACGATTCTGATACCAGTTACCCGTGGCAGAATCAATCTGTTTGCAAAGTGCCGTAACCTCTTGGGGTGTAATAGGATAACCTCTCTTGATTGCCTTAGATGAAATAGAAACCATTATCTGATACATCTTACGATACCAGTTGGACTGGCACGTAGCATATTCACGAACAAGTTCTTGATTCACAAAGGGGCAATCTCGGTACGAAGACCATCGGATATTCTTGTTGGTCAAATTCGCATTACGGTATTCCAGAATCTTTTTCTGCATGGCTTCGGGTAACCGACCCATGATTGTCTTGGCAGAATTATCCTCAAAGTGATGCTTCTTCAACAATTCTGAAACACAGAGATCATTGGATAACCTTTCTTCAAAGAAGTTATATGCACCGGGATACTGAGCGGGAACATAGAACATACGAGCAAGGTCCTTTGTTTGTGGATCACCTAGCTCGGCAAACTCCTTATTGAGAGCATACCACATGTGCCGAATCTCCGACGCTTCAACATATCGGTCAAGGCGGAGAATCAAACGAAACTTTGGTTTCTCCTTTGTGGAAGAAGATGTGGAATACTTGACATGAGTATATGACTGCAGTTTGTTCTCTAGTTTGATCAGACCTTCTTCGGTCCATTCATCAATGTCAAGTGCTGCCCATCCTGCCCAGTGAGTTACATTTGCATTTGCTCTTGTGGTACCTTCTTTAAAGATGGCAGGAGAAATCAGAGGAGACCCTTGTTTATGTTCCCCCTTTTTGGGCTTGTATCCTTCACGAGTGGATAGTTGCCGAAGTAGTTTTACAAGTCCAGCCCAGGATTCAACATTCATCTTTCGATGAGTTTTGTTATCGAATACGGAAGGAAAGATTGTAAGTTGCATCAATCAAATAGTGAACCCTGGCTCTTGTCGTTCTTGGGAAACATAATCTTTGTAGTCTTGCAAGTTATGTTTAGCTGTTCAACTCGTGCTGCAAATTCACGAAGGTCCTCTTCATTTTCAAATCGGACCGTAATCGTTTTTGGTGTGTTATCAGTTTCCATATTATTTAGTTCCAAACCAGCGGTATGATGAATTGCGAAAGCGGTCACGTGCAGGAAACCAAATTGCTTTGGTCTTTTCATTGATGGAAGGTTGTTCCATTAGCTTTGTAAAGGCTTCCATATCTTCTCTTGATCTGAACTCTACATCAATTGTTGCATACGGATCCATATCTGGTTGAACAAATTCTGGCATGTCATCCCAGTGATATGGAGTCACGGGCTCATCCTCAGATAAGATAAAGAGATTTTTGGATATCTTATCTACGTTGCTTGTTAATTTTTTAGCCATAAAATTCGGTTATATCAGTATTAGGTTTTGCAGGTTCTCCTTTAAGAATAGGATCCTGTGTAAATGTTTTCCATATGCGTGAGGGTGCAACTTTGACTCGGCCATATTGTTCTGTAATCTTGAACCAGCCGGGCCAATACTCGGCAAGCTTTTGAGACCGAAGAAGTCTACGGTTACCTCCATGAGAGATTTCAGTATTGCCACCCTTCAGCACTCCTGTTGCCATTTTGTTCATTATCAGCCTGTTGAAAAGAAAGGTAACATACCCATTGGACAATAGCTGTAAAGAATAATCTGTGTCTTCGATAACGTCTTGTTTCCATGAACATGGTACATTATTACAGAAGAGAGCACAAGAGTAAACCTGTTTGTTTATGTCCAGTGAATTCTTTTTGGCAAAGGCAAACATATTATGAGATAATGATGCTCCACCCACATTGTCAAACTTATTTACAAATTCCTCTGCGGTTCCAAGGATAAGGTCGGCAGAAGCTTTACGATTCTTGCCGTTGAACCTATAACCCACATTATGAATATTGTCATCAATCTGCCAGTGGTATTTGTCACCATTGAATTGAGAATGTTCTTTACAAAAGTTTCTTGCATAGGCAATACCTTGATCATTCTCTTTCATTACAAGGACTTGCTCTGGAAGATAATTCTCTAGATATTTTGCGGCATCTTGTGGTTCAACAACAACGTAGAAAGATATCTTTGCATCTTCAAGAAACTTAGTTGTGATTCTTTTGTCTGCACGACCCTTGGAAGGAACATACACTGGATACATGATAGAAGTTCGGACAACTCCAATGTAACTTTCCATTAAGGTTAGTTCTCTTTCAAAAAGTTTATTGACTTCTGTTGTATTCATCAAAAGTATTTATCGCCTTCTGCAATTTCCTCATCGGTACCTCTACGGAAAGTCATGCCATATTCATTCACACCCTTGGGAATTACAAGACCATCCTTTAGTTTCAGTTGGTGACGGAATACAGAATAATCAACGTGATGATGCCAACGACCCCACTTCATTGTGATTTCAACAACGTCGGGATGCTGTGCCTTTAAACTCTCTGCAAAGGTTCTTCGGTTATCAAACTCCTGCTGGTTCTTTGCATAGACCTCTTCGGTATTACCACCCTTCATTGTCATTGTTGCCATCTTGCCACAAAGGAATGCATTGAATAGGATAGTGCAGTAACCATCCTTGAGGATGCGCAGAGACAAATCTG